CCTGCAGCACAGTCGAGAGCTGCGAATAACGGGCATCGCCTTCCGTTTGTGTGAGATAGACCGGATGGGGGTCAGCAGCCGCTACATGGGCTGCCAAGGCAGCCGCGGCATTGCTCGCAACAGTGGCATCGGCCGCCTGAAAGGCGGTGGTAACCGCGGCATCGCCTGCGGCGACTTCCGTATCCCGGGCGACGGTATCAGGAATGTCAGAATCGCCAATTGTGCCGAATGCGAGCGCGCCAGAGCGGCGTACCAGGAAACGGTCATCGGCTGGGGATACGATGTCGCTAGGTGTCCCAGGGCTATTTACATTGCGCCCAATGACACTGCATGGCTGGCTATCTCGCAGTTTCGGATCAGTGATCGCCTTGTCCGCTACAGTGATAGTGGTGACTGAGCCATTATCAGGAGTAACCTGAACGTTACGCGTCCACTGGTCGAACGAGCGTTGATTGTCAGGATAAACCTGTGGGGCTCGCAAAGGCATTTAGGCAATACCTCTGCTAAAATAGCGAGGCTCGGAAAGCGTTACACCGCTAGCCGAGCCTCTAACCACGCCACACGTACGAGGTGAAACATGGCTGCTTTCAAGGATATCACCGGCAAGACCTATGGTCTGTGGATCGTTATTAGTCGCGTCGGCTCTACCCGTTGGCGATGTCAGTGCCAATGCGGGAATTTTCATGAGATTGATAGACACAATCTCAACAGAATCCAGCGGCTCGGAACGAGCAGCAATTGCGGATGTATTCCTCGCGACTGCAAGCGAAAGACACACGGCTTGAGTGAGGCACCGATCTATCGGATCTGGCATGCGATGATTTCCAGATGCACAAACCCTTCGACGGCATCTTGGCAGCACTATGGAGCCAGAGGAATCACCGTCTGTGAGCGTTGGCGCTCTTTCAGCAACTTCTTTGCGGATATGGGTCACAGGCCCAAGGGACATTCGTTGGATCGCAAAGATAACAACGCTGGCTATAGCCCTGAGAATTGTCGTTGGGTGACTATTGAGATTCAGACCAGAAATCGTAGATCTACGAAATCGATATCGTTCAATGGCAAAACGCAGTGCATAGAAGACTGGGCTGTTGAACTTGGATTGCCATCGAGACGAATCGCACGTCGTCTGCGCGATGGTATGTCCGTCGAAAGAGCTCTCAGCCGAGATTTCCACAAAGTCATGCCTGATCATTCAAGAGTGCCATGATTAGCGTCCTTCTTACGGGATCACTTATCTTCATTCTGTACACGCGATCTCGTGATTGGCCAAGACGATTCCAGCGCGCCGCGCGGTTGAATTCCCCCGCTTTGCCCAATGAGCGCCAGATCTCATTGGACCATGTGCGGCCACCATCGTCGGACCAGTCCAGCATGACCTTCGGGTCTGAGCCCTGGCCAGTCGTCGTTCCAACGCCATTGTCGAACAGCAGCTCTAGAGAGGAATGCGCGATAGGATCGTTGCCCTGCGCGATCGCAGGTGACGTTGCACTCGAGACCATCGGCTGGTCCCATTCGGTAAACGTGTCTCCAGTGAGAATCCCTAGCCGATTAGAGAGCCTATCTCCGACCAGTGTGACGTTATCGCCACGAATCACAAAAGCCGCGCGCCAGTTCGTCTTCAGGTAGCTCTGCCGCTCGTGCCACAATTGAGTCGAGATGTCATAGACAAACGTGCCTTCGTCATATGTTAGGCCATACATAGAATGGCCGTTCTCGATCCAAGTCTGTCCGACGCATTCCTGGGATGCGAATTTCGTGATCGCCTGCTCTATAGCCGTTGTGGAGATCCGAACCGGGGTATATCCATTCACACGCCTGATCGTGCCGTCACTCGCGGGAAAGAAGATCGAGTTGTCGATCTTGGCCGGTCCATATTTGGATACACAGCCAATCTCCATATACCCCGAGGCTGTGCGCGTCAGCGGAAACGCCACATCGCCGGAGTCATACCAGACTTCCGTACTATCACGGCCAAAAAGAAACACCTCGCGATGATCTGTAATTCCCACGACGATATCATCTGGGGAGGCTTCAGCACTGGCGAAGTCCAACGCATCCCAGGCAGAGAAGTCAAACGGCGTGTGATTGACATACACCCGTCCATCGCCAGGCCCGATGATCGCATAACCATCTAGAAAGGTCGTCCACTCAGCGCCTGGAAAGTCGACATCCGCGACTGTGGAGACATTGGCGCCATCATACAAGTACGAAGGTCCGTTGACCGTAATCAGTACCTGGCTCCCGTCACTGTCCATGAAGACGGGTCCAGTACCAGGCACATTACCCAAGAGCGTAACGGTTGAACCGTTTATTCGATAAAGCTTTGTGCCAGACACAACATAGATGAGCGTGTTGACACGCAAGCCTCCACGCATCGGACCAGTGCCAATCGCGAGATAGTCCTTGATCCCAAATGATGGCACAACCGCAGCAGGCGTCTTGGCAGCAGGCGGTGCCGGCTCCAAATACGTATTCACCATGCGCTGCGCAGACAAGGGCCGCGAGTCATGCGTGTATGATTGGGTTCCGAACGGCACCTGCGGCATCAGAAATACTCAGCCCTGACGGGCTTGCTGACGCGCTGAGGAGCGAGCACTTTTCGAAGCTGACGCTCAGCAGGACTCGCAGCCGGAAGCCCTAGAATGCCCTCACGCGCCAGCGCTGAACGTTTGGGCTCAGGCAACATAAAGTCATCGACAAGTAACGCTGCTACCATGGCGACAATGATGTCGTCGTAGAGCTCGTCAATGCCCTCGTCGAAGTCGATCGTTACGATCTCGAGCGCTTCCAGCTGCTTTTGCAGCGAGAGACAGCGTTCGCCGATCAGCTCCCCGTCCTCCGCTGACAGGCTGTTGCCTACTGCTAGCACTCCCAGCTTCCGGGCTACCCGCTCCTTCATGGTCGGAAACGATACGGACACGGAACCTCCCGGTATTCAGTAATCCTTTCACAACAAAAGCTGGCACATCCTTGCACCAGCCTTGTGTAGCGGCGATAGAGCCGTAGCCGGAGAAATACCCCGACCACGGCTCATCGCCGATCAGTTCCAGAATCATCCGTTGGCCATCAACACCGTCAGATTGAAGACACCCGCAGCTGGGGTGGTTGCAACCGTCGTGATATTGATCTGGACCTTGGTGACAGCAGTAGTCACCACAGGAGCCGGGGAAACGCCCCAGAACGCTGAACCCGCTCCCGATCCGGTCGTGACCGAAGTCGTGATGTCGGTGGTAGTACCGCCGGCTACAAACTGGATCTTGTAGACGAGGGCGGAAGCTGCCAGGGAGGCGGTACTCACGATGAACCCGAGAACAGTTACGTTCGCCGGGATGTAGCCCAATTCCACGATATCGCCCACATCATCGAGGGAAGTCGTAGCAATCGAGGCCGTGAAGGTAGTGCCTTGAAGGCCGGTCTCATAGGGCTTCGGACAGAGGTGCGCAGCCGATGCCGCCACCGCAACAGTACTTGCAGTCATTTCAATCTCCTAGGGTGGTGGATCAGGCGTCGCCGACCGCGCTGAAGAAGCCCGTCAGAACACCGTTGTCCTTCGGGGTCGTGGTGTCGGTCGCACCAGTTCCAAACTGGATCTTGCCGACGTCGTAGATCTGCTGGATCGCGATGCCATTCTTGGTCTTATAGTCCATCTCCTGCGTGCGCGTGTTCCAGCGCTGTGCAAGACCATAGCCCATGGCCTGTGCGCCGCACAGATAGACCTCGCCGACGTCAATTGAAGACGCACCAAGCGCAAGCCACTTGTTCTGGCTGAGCTCCGGGATCTCGCGCACGATCACGCCGTCCCAAATGATATCGCCATCGGTGAAGAGCGGATTGTCTGTGCCGCGCTCCAACGCGTACTGACGTGATTGCACGATGTTCGTATCGAGCTTGAGATCGCGGAACGGCTCGGAGCCGGCGAACATGACATACCACTCCTCGTCCCCATTCACCTTGATGGGTCGGATCTTCGGAGAGGCCGTCTTGGCGAGCCGCTTCATCACCGAAACGGCCGAGGCGGTAAGCTTGTCATTGGTCGAATCGACGTTGCCGAGTGCGGTCGCAAAGGTCGCGGACCAGTTTGAGTTGGCCGCGCCAAAGAGCACGCGGTCTTTGTTCTCCGTCACCCATGTTCCCAAGGCGGTGGCATTCGTGGTCTGGAAGGCCGACGTATTGCCATTCGCCCCGCAAACGACAGCATCCTTGGAGGCGAGCGCCGCGATGAAGCGGTCGCGGGTCTGCTCGAGCGACCAGTTCATCAGAACGGCCTTGCCGGCATTGCGCAGATCGATCGCGGTCGCCTGCTCTTCGTACTCCGCCACCACAACGCCATGGCGATAGAGATTGACCGTGAGCGGCCAGGAGCGTTGGCTCAAATCCTCTTCGAAGCCTTGGAGGGTCTGATTGTTCTTCTTGCCCGCACCGGCCAATCGGTTGATGAGCTCGAAGTAGATGGTATCGCCGGGCTTCTTGGTGAGGACCTCCTTCACCTGGACGATGGCGTTTTCGTCCGTGCCCATGTAACGGGCCAGTCGGTTTCCGCGGATGTACTCCACGAAATAGTTGTCGTCCCATTGCTTGACTCGCAATGCACT